GGACAGAATCGGATTTACCGAATGGTCCGTCTTTCGCTTCGACATTCAAGATTTGTTCAAGTGTATTATTTGCCATTATATTCATCTCCATTTTTTATTGTTGTTTCAGTCTCAAGCGAATGAGACGGGAATTAGCTCTCCTGCGGCTATTACTGCGTCATTACCAAAGTAGTGTCCTATAACGGTTGCTGAACCTGCATCTGCAAGTGCCACATATCCATCTGTAGCGGCCGCATAAACCGGCATACCAAACTTACCACCGGATGCGAGTGCTTCACACACTAACCAACCGATACCATCGAGGGGCATGATAGAACAAGTTTGTGTTCCTGCCGCTTCGAGTGCGCTTGCTGAGTCTCTTGAGCCTTCGTCTAAGGTCCAACCAATCGGTGCATCACCGACTGCTTCTGTTAGTTTAATACCGCTTGCGTGGTATTTCACGAGAAGTCCTCCGGTTGTAATTTGAGTTTGGGTGTCTGCACAATGTGCTGGGTCATTTCCGCCGTATAATGTCATTCAATTCATCTCCTGTTATTTATGTTGTAAGAGGTAAGGCCTCAAACAGTCCTCCGTGAAAACCAATCAATGCTTTTTAATTCAGCATACATTGGTGCGGAATCTCCGTCAGTAAGTCCACTGTTGAAAGCAGAAGCCCATGCGTTCCATGCCTTAGCATAAAGAGTTTCGTCGTTCTCAACAATACGACCGTTTAGGTAATTAGCAACAACCACTCTACCCTCTGTTGGGGTTTCAATGGTGGATGCAATAGCAGGTGTCGCTTCTTCCATTACAACCTCTGGGGTTGCAGGGTTCGCCAATTGCCATGATGCTATAAGGGATTCAATAACTTCTCCACTAAGGGTTTCGTGACCCTTAAGTCCAAGTGATGATGCTTCTTCAACAAGTATTGCTCTGTCTGCTTCGACCTTAGCCGATGCTTCTGCGTCATGTTGCTCGTTTATTGCATTAGCAAGTACGAGTTTTGCTTGTGCGGCTTCGAGTGATGCTTTCATTGCATCCATTTCTTCGTTTGAATCTGTAATTGGTGCTTCGGTCATGTTAATCATTCCACTTGCGCTATCCATTCCATGAGACGAAGGGTATATGAAGGCTTCACTCGAGACAACGGGCTTTTCTTCTTCAACAACCTCTACTGATTCAACTCGAACGGCTTCCTCAATGTTTGCTCGAGGATATGCAGGCTTATACACAATAGCCAAATGGTCAAGTGTAAAGTCAGTGTCGAAGTAAGCATAGCCTGTTTTTTCGTCGACCTTATCGGGAATACCATAACCACCAATAGATACTCCATAATCTTCTTTCATCCAAAGACCGCTTTCAAGTGATTCAAATAATTCTTTGCGAACAATCTCAGCCGTGTATCGGATATTCCACCCGCCCTCGACCTCTTCAATTGTTGCGCCTGTAATTGTTCCTACAGTAGCCTCATCAACTCCCCCATCCATGTTTCGGGAGAATCCGACTGAATTAGGTTTAGGATGGTTCAAAGTAACATCAGTACCGACCATTTGTTGCATAATGTTTTCTGCGGCCTTGCGAGAAATCTCCCAACCGTTCTTATTAACACCTTCATGGAATGCAATACCCTCGATAACAACGACCGTATCACCTGTTGAGGCTTGGATTTTCATAATTGTAGTATCAATGCTAAGGTTACATTCAACATTAAGAGAAGCAATAACTTCTTTTTCAATTATAGGTAATTCTGTATTTTCTGTAATTTCTTCACTCATCGGGTTTGCTTCCTCCTTTATCGACCTTAGGTCCTGTTGGCTCGCCTTTTCGCTTCTGTCGATTAGGCGGCTTAACTCCTTCTACTCCCTTCTCGCTTTTGAAGTCATCCCCTTCTTCTTTAGTAGGGGGCAAGTGGAGTATTTCACGGGCTTCGTTACGGGTCATAACACCTTGTTGATAACCAAGTGTTGAACGCTTAATCTTCTCACTGTGACCTTCTTCTTCAATTGGTGCAAACTTAAGTTTAGGTAAATCTTCTCTTTTAACAACGATACCAAGTAATTCGAGATGCTTCATAAACAATTGTTGGCACGCTTGTTCGGCTATACCTTGAAGTCTGCGTATGGCATTGATACTCCACATAGATGCGCTGTATGTAGCGGCAAAGGTTGAACCTCTCTCTTGACCGGATGCGGCTCGTGGTACTTGAAGCACTGCTGAAATATCAGCATTCACCATATCGAGGAATGCGGAATTATCGGGAACAGTATTTTTCAAATCAACATGGTGTATCTCTACGTAGGATGGTAGGATTGGTATTTGGTCGCCTCTAAGCCCTTCAAGAAGTTCTCCAACCTCGTTCATAATATAGACGAGCCTTTCACGCTGTTCATCGGGGTCAGTAATGTGTTCAACAGCCTCCATGTTAATTGTAATGTATTGTTTTGTTAGAGCATCCTCAAGTGCTATGCGGTTGTTAATAGCATTGTATTTTGCTCGGATAGGTTGCTTAAGGGCTGAGAAACGGGATGCTCCCCAAACACCATAAGTCCAACGACCGAGTCTGTCTTGAAACCAATTAGACCGATAATCCATTTTGATATGCCATATCTCGCTTGCCTTGAAGGTCTGTGGATATGATTCATTTTCTCTAAACAAATATGTGGTTGCTTTCATAATAGGATTATCTCTACTCACGGCAGGTGGCTCGATGCCTCGCTCGTCTTTGATAGTGATTTGATTAATAGGGAGACTTTGAAGTGCGGTAATACCAACACCTGACCGCCCCACTAACTTGTTAATGTCATTCCCATACACCATTAGGCTTCTCAGCATATTGATTAAAAGGTCGTCAAAGTCGAGGGTCTCATGAACCAACTCCTTAATTGCATTACGAATAGTTCTATTTTTTGCTGTTGTGTAATCAATATCCCAATTGTTTGCAGTAAGAGACACTGAACGCACCGCACCGTTAAGTTCGGGGTCAAGTCTAAGCATATCATCGTAAAGGTCAAACTCATCGTCATACTTAGAGCGAGTCCAAGAACGCTTATGCTCGTATATTTTCTTTGTGTCCTCAAATATATTTTCGAGTCCAGCAACCTTAGCAAACGAAGCATTTGAAGCGACCCTTGTTACATACGGTGTTTCTCCGGAATTGTCGCTTTTGTCGATAACTTTAGCACTAAAGAGCCTGCTAAATAGTGAAAATCTCCGCCTACTATCGTCAGCCATGTGGGGTAATATAGGCATAAGCCCTATAAACTCCACCCTGTAAGTGCAATTAAGAGCATTAGGACACCACCTATGCCTCCTAATCTAAATACTTGCTTATGTAAATACTTCTCAACAGAATACATTGGACCGGCTTTCATATCCGACACATCTTTTTTAACTGCATCTAAGGATTCTCCCATATCAGTCATACGAATGGTCTGTCTGTCTTGATGCGACCTAACTTCTCTTAAGTCGTCTTTGACTTCGTTGACCGTTGCCATTATTGACAGTATGTGTTCGGTCGATGCCTGCCCCATGTATTTGTTGATGAGCCTTTCGCCTTTTAATCCTCTTGTATGTAGTTCTAACAACCAAACACCAAAAGGTTATCTCAAGAAGGAGTAGGCCAATAGCACTCCATGACACAAGACCGGGAGCGGTCATACACCCTTCAAACATTTCATCAAAACAAATCTCAAATGGCTCTGTTCCTGTGATAGCATCCGATAAACCGTTAAGGTTATCCCCATCAACCTTTTTCCCCATGTGGGGACATTTGTGCATGGTTATATGAATATCGTGTGGGTTTGCCCGAAGGGGTGCTTTTATATCTATGTTGCTACTTGGACTAAGTAGATGGCACAAAGAAAGAGACCCGGAGTTAGTGAAAAAATTGGTAATTTGATAAGACCTCACTTACATCAATGGACCGGCACAAATGCTGATTTTAAGCGATTCTTGCAGGTACAGTATGCTGACTTAGGTTTAAGTGATAGTGCTTGGAGGAATTATGTATCACGATTCAAAATGGCTCATGCTGATGAAATACCTTCTTTCTTGAATGAGCAATTAAGTGAAGACGAATGGTCTGAGGATTCGCAACAATATGTCTCGGATGAAGCATATTACTATAATAGTGAAACAGATGTGTATGTGACCTTCTTAAGAAGTTCGGGTGGAAAACCTATTACAGTCTCTGGAGACACACATAGGGCTATGAAAGAAGCATATTCAAGTATGGTTGGAAAACCTGCATCAATCAATGAGATTGGGCGAACATTTCAATTCCCTCGTGCTTGGTTTGATGAATACCGCCGAACACATGGATGGACTCATGATATGGACCCGTTCACTAATGAAGAGATGGCATCGAGTGAAACAGAAGACCTTGTTGATGAATTAGTGCTTCGTAATAGAAGAGCACTACATCAAACCTATGAAAAGAGAAAATGGGATGATATTAGAAAGGATGCTCAAAAGTGGCGTGATTTTAATGATACTGTGCTTGATAAATTAGTATTATCCGGTATTGCCGGTTCAGCAGAGCCTGTCGAGACTATGACAATGATTGAAAACGGTGAGAAACCATATGCTTTGGTTATTTCTCCTACTGATTTCCATTGGGGTAAGTTTGGATGGGTGGATGAAACAGGCTCGACTTATAACTTTGAAGAAGCAAAGCATAGGCTCATATCAAAAACCCGTGAATTAATTTCTCGTTTGCCTTATCGCCCTGAGAAAATTATTTTAGCGACAGGCTCCGATTGGTTTCATGTGGATAATGATAATGGGTCAACAACGGCCGGAACACCTATGGGTACTTCTTCATGCGGTTCACCCGCACAAATCCTAATTAGTGGGTGTGAATTGGCAAAGCATCATGTTGACCTGCTTCGACAGGTTGCTCCTGTTGATGTAGTGTTTATGTCGGGTAATCACGACCGGTATTCAGCATTAACGCTTGGTCTTTATCTAAGGGCTTCTTATGAAGGTCAAGACGACTGCACAGTGCATTTAACACCTCATACGAGACATTATGAATCATACGGTAAAACATACATAGGGTTCACACATGGTGATACGGTCAAACAACAAAAACTGCCTTCTATCATGGCTCAAGAGAAATATCAAGAATGGGGCGCACATAGATTCAAAGTATGGTTTAGTGGTCATCTCCACCATCAAGCGGTGAAAGAAGACAAAGGGGCAATATGTATTACCCTACCTTCTCTTGCGGCTAATGATAGATGGCACGCAAGAAGTGGATATATGAGTCAAGCAGGCTTAGCCGGTCATATTATTGATAAAGAAGAAGGTCTAATAGGCTCAATGTTTTGTCCTGTCCTAAACGATTGATTTATAACCTCCGCACCTCCAGCATCAACCATGACTGAGATAATGCGTGGGTTCAATATCGAGCGTTCTCGATACCACTTTAAGCACTTTTATGAATGGATTGGTTATATTTGGGGTGACCATATTGGTGAATGGTGGCTTCTGTACGATGACCGAAAAGGCGCACAGGTTCACCGTACTTGTATTATTGCTCCCCGTGACCACTCTAAGTCGACTACATTAAGGATTGTTATGCTTCATCAATGTCTCTTTAAGACATGGCGTGATAAACCCTTTACAATTTGGTTATTCTCAGCAAGTAAGGAATTAGCGGCTAATCGTCTTGAAGAGATTAGAAATGATATGCAAAGACACACTGAATTGCGAAAGTTTATTGATACTCGCAGAGGTGGTAGATTAAATCTCCGATTCACAAATGGTGCTTGGATTAAGGCGACAGGTGTTGGTTCTGCTATTCGTGGTGAGCATCCGGCCGCAATTGCATTTGACGATGTTCTCGATGATATGGGGGATATGAGTAACGCTAAAGTGCAACATTGGTTTAGAAAGAAAATTACACCTATGCTTTCTCCGGGAACTTCTCTTTATGTTGTTGGTACACCAATTTCAATGACAGACCTTTATCACACTGAAATGCTTGAAAATCCCGTATGGAAAACAGGAGTATGGTCAGCATTGCCTAATTGGGATGAGCATAAGTCAAATAACGATATACCTTTGGAATGTCTATGGCCGGAGCATAGGCCTCTTGATTTCTTGTTGGAGCAAAAGCAGGCTATGGGTGAATTGTCATTTGTTCAAGAATATCTATGTAAGGTCGTTGATGAAGAAGCACAAGTGTTCCAAAGAAGCGATACACGGCGACATCTTGAATCAACACTGATACTTGAGAAGGAGAAGCATCATGAGGGGCGATATGTCATAGGTTTTGACCCTTCGCATGGATTGGGTAAGGATTTCTCGGTTATGGTTGTAATGCGTCAAGGAGCAGACGGCGACTTGTATTTTGTTGATATGTGGAGACGAAATGACTTTCCTCCGGCAAGACAGGTTGATACTATTTTAGAGATGTGTAAAAAATATGGTAATCCTATATTCGCAAGTGAGGATGTCGGTTTTCAAAGACTGTATGAGACTATTCTTATTGAAAGAAAGGCAATTGTTGATTTTAGACCGAGCAAGGTAAGTAACAAAGCACTTAAACAGGCTTTGATGAATAGGCTCAGGGTTTGGTTTGAACAACAAAGGGTTCATTTCCCATATGGGGATGATGCCACGAGGAAGAAAGTGAATATCATGTTAGAAGAATTAGACCACCATGTATGGAAAGAAGGAGAGATTCAAGATGTTGGAATACATAACGATACAACAATGGCAATGGCTCACGCAATCGACCAATTCTATTCATGGGAGGCTTCAAGTCCGATGGCGACCGCAAAGATACAAGGAAGTGCGTATTTAGGTGGAAAAGGAAAACAGAGCAAACCTTCACAAAGTAACGGAACTTATAGAGTTTTTGGCTCAAAACGCTGAAAAAAACAATATATAGCCAACTCAAAAAAAATACTCAAAACTTCTCTCTACCGGCAGGCGAAGGCAAATATAGGGTATATAAGCATTTGGAAATCCTTTATATGCTGATAGGCAAAGCACACCTTATGGAAGACTATGACGGGCAACAACCCCCCATCATGCCACCGTGCAATTTATCAAAATTGCAGGTTGTCTTTCTATGTGAATTAGGTGAAATTAAAATGCAAAATAATGTAACAAAAGTGAAGGCATCCACTATCGTTGATTTGCTGAAATTGGATGAAAACCGTAATCGTGGACAAACACACGGGCACGGACAATCCAATATCGGCGGCATTGCAGGTTGTTTGACTTTGAAAGTCCGTGATGGTGCTTCGCACTATATCGGTGGCTTCAAGGTTTCAGCCATGAC